CAAACGCCAAATCGGCACGAGCAAGATGAGTAAGCACCTCAAGGTCATAGTCTCCGAAGTGCTAAGGGAGATGTACCCGCGTACGGTAACCGAGATTGCTGACGAGAAGTATAAAACATCCCACGAGGCAATGCGGCAAGCCACTTACAAAGATAAGCGATTGCATCTGCACACTGTTGACACGATGCGCGATGCAATGCTGGCATACCTAACGACAGGTGGCAGGTGGGACGAGTTCGAAGCGGTCGAAGACAAACCCGACGTTATGAAAGCTAAGACAACATACCGCACCGTAGCCGATAATGCGCGTGTAGCAGAGGACCTATCTAGGTCACACCATGTAGTGCTGATTGAACGTCCACGGGATATCATAGTCAAGGGTAGCAACGGTCTGTCCAACGCATGTAGCCTAGAGTCATTATCAGACGACACGAAAACAAAGCTCGCACTGCTCAAGATGGGCGAGACCGGCACCATAATCCCCGAGGTAGGCATCCGCACTGGGGACGATACGTTTTATATTTTACTTAAGCAGGAGGCATAAATGGCACAGATAGGTAGGCCACCACTGGGTGACGACAAGATGGTAGCGGTAAGCATACGTTTACCTAAGCAATTACTGGAGCAATATAGGCAAGCGGGTAGGCCCAACATACTTATGCGCGAAGCACTCCAAAATTTTATGTTGACGTACGACCCAGAGAGGGATAAACGCTCATAAGAAGGAGCAAACAACATGGCGTCAACGCCAGAGAAAAAAGTCAAAGATAAAATCGTCAAGGTGTTGAAGGAGGAAGGAGTTTATTACTTCTTCCCCGCCACCCACGGCTTTGGCCGTAGTGGTGTGCCTGACATCGTGTGCTGCGTGAACGGTAACTTCTTAGCTATCGAAGTCAAGGCAGGGACTAACAAGCCAACTGCCCTGCAGGTGCGTGAGATTGAAGCCATACGCAGATGTAACGGCGTAGCCGTGGTAGCTAATGACGAAAACTGGGACACGGTGCGCGCACTGGTGCGCCAGATGAAGGAGCAGAAGTGATGAACGAGGAATATATTGAAGTTCTTAAGTCTATTAACGGCGTAGGCGAGACGCTGGCCCGTCGCATACCGGAAGAATTAGCGCGGCGGGGGCTGACCATCTATAAGAAAAAAGTTTTTGCGAACGGTCGCCGCCCTGCAAGCAGCCAGCCTATGACCCCAGAGTTACGCAAAGCCATACGTGCGCATTATGAAGCACAGACGATAAATATATTGCGTCCTACTATGGGGTGGATGTGAAGCGCGTCAATCACCTCCGTGCCCAAGTGAATAGGGACAAAGCTAAGGCAGAACCGGTGCGGCAGGTGAAGCTATCGGAGAACGCAAAGCCAACGTCTCACTATTCGGGCATGAACAGCGATGCTGAACGCAAGTGGAACGCTAACGCAAAGGAAGGTTCAGCGCAGTTACTTAAGGCACTACTCAAGTTCTTTGAGAAGCGCCGGTTGGAAGAAAGCAAATGACACTAAGACAATTCCTGCACGATAATTTCGGCTGGGATATTTATGAATGGAGTGAAGATGACATCAGGTTCTAACATGCGGAAGTCCAAGTACGGCCTCCATACTATGGAGGTAGGTGAGGCGCGTGTGTTCGATACCCCCACTCCACATGATAAGACTTTAATACGTCGCGCTGCACATAACCGGAACGAGAGGACCAAGATGTACTTCATAACCCGCTCCGAAGGTAACACCATACGCGTAACAAGGGTACGATAATGGACATTCTGAATATCGACTTCGAGACGTTCTACGACCAGAAGTTTAGCCTGTCTAAGATGACAACGGAGGAGTATATCCGTGACCCGCAGTTCGAGACCATCGGCGTTGCAGTCAAGCGCAACGAAGAACCAACCGAGTGGTTCAGTGGGACCAAGGCGCAGACCAAGCGGTGGCTGGATAAGTGGGACTGGGCTAACAGCGTAGCTGTAGCTCATAACGCCATGTTCGACATGGCTATCCTTAACTGGTGTTATGACATTCGTCCCAAGCGCATCGCAGATACCCTGTCTATGCTTCGTGCTATCGACGGGCCGCATGCTGGTAACAGCCTAGCTAAAGCTGTCGAACGTTACGGTCTGGGTGAGAAGGGCACCGAGGTTATCAATGCGCTAGGCAAGCGGCGGCTGGACTTCACTGACGAAGACCTTGAGCGGTACGGCGACTACTGCATTAACGACGTAGAGCTTACGCAGAAGTTGTTTGTGGCATTGGCACCACTCATGCCCGTGTCCGAGCTGCGCCTGATTGACCTTACTATCAGGATGTTCACCGAGCCGGTGCTGGTCTTGGACAAACAAGTCCTCACAAAACACGTGTCTAATGTGAGGAGCAAAAAAGCCGAGCTTATGAAAGCAGTCGAGGCGGACAAGGACGCACTGATGTCCAACCCCAAGCTAGCTTTGCTGCTACGTGACATGGGTGTAGTGCCACCTACGAAGGTAAGCCCGAAGACAGGTAAGGAAGCATTCGCCTTTGCCAAGAGTGACGAGGGGTTCAAGGCACTGCTTGAGCATCCCAACCCGCGAGTGCAAGCGGTAGTAGCTGCGCGACTGGGTGTGAAGTCTACGCTTGAGGAGACACGGACCGAGCGGTTCATCAACATTGCTGACCGGGGACCATTACCAGTTCCACTACGTTACTACGCAGCTCACACAGGCAGGTGGGGTGGCGACGACAAGGTAAACCTCCAGAACCTACCGCGCAAGTCACCGCTCAAGAAGTCCATGCTGGCACCGGAAGGCTATGTGTTTATCGACTGTGACTCGTCGCAAATCGAAGCGCGGACCTTGGCGTGGCTAGCTGGGCAAGACGACTTGGTGGATTGGTGGAGTTCTTTGATAAGAACAATGCGGAAGTCGCAGCGGGTGTAGAGAAGATGGATATGCAGTACGACCCGTACAAAATCATGGCTTCGGAGATATACGGCAAGCCAGTAAACGAGATAAACGAGCATCCCGAGCGGTTCATAGGCAAGACAACCATTCTAGGCTGCGGCTATGGTATGGGTTCGGCTAAGTTTAAGATGCAGCTGGAGACCATGGGCGTATCACTGTCGTCGTCAGAGTGCGCTAGCATCGTGTACAAGTACAGGGACCAGTTCGAACGCATACCACTTCTGTGGCAGCAGGGTGACGTCGCTCTTGAAGCGCTTATGTCCACGCGCACTGCACCGTTAGGTAAGCATGAAGCGGTGCTGATTGATATGTTCGGTGTGCGTCTGCCTAACGGTATGTACTTGCGGTACGATAATCTACGTAAGCAGCTAGACCCTAAATCAGGTCGGGAACAGTTTGTCTACGATGTCAAGAAGGGACGGGCTACGTTACCTACGTACATATACGGCGGCAAGCTCATAGAGAACGTGTGCCAAGCCTTGGCCCGTATCATTATCGGTGAGCAGATGCTCATGGTCGCACGTAAGTATCGCGTAGTTATGACCGTGCACGACGCCGTGGGTGTTATCGCACCCGTAGAAGAAGCCGATAAGGCTCGTGCGTTTGTCGAGGCGTGTATGCGCATGCGACCCAAGTGGGCACCGACATTACCATTAAACTGTGAAAGCAAGATAGGAGCAAGCTATGGCGGATGAACCACACGAGGTAGTGAAACTATTACTCGCACGGATGGAGAGCCACCCCGAGGAGTTTAGGCTTAAAGACCCGTCGTACCATGACCGGTGGTATAACCACATGAGCGCAATAAACACCTACGGAAACGAGGCTGACAAGGCTGCACTTGCTGCGAAGGTACGCGATATCCGCATGGGTGTAATCCACGAAGAGGTGATGGAAGAGTTGCTCAACGGTGAAGACCGCCGCCGTAAGGAAGAGGAAGACCGCGAGTACGAGCAGACAATGATACGGCAGGGTCTGCTGGCGCAGCAGCAGAAAGCTTATGTTGGCCAGCTACAGGGGATGGTAGGCCAAGTTTATGGCGGCAGTGGTGGCGCTGGCATAGTGGGTCAAGGTGCGTATGACTATGACCTTGATAAGTACCGGAACACCCCAACCGGCAGCATCACCAGCGCGGCTACACCCAAACCCAGTCCCTACGACAAAATCATGAACGCACTAAAGAAAGGAAAGTAGAAATGGAAATAACTTGGGAATTTTTAGGAGCAATGGCGATATTTGTGCTGGTCTACTTTAGCTACATGTTTGGTAAGGGCAGCGCGGACGGGAAGGTCCTTTCGCTCAAGCGTGAGAACGAACTGCTCAATGCCGAACTACATAAACTAACTGACCGCGACGAGCGTGGCCGTTTCCGTGGAGGTAAATAATGACTGAAGAAAAACGCCCAAGCCTCATGATTGCCACCCCCATGTACGGGGGCATGTGCACGGGACACTATGTGCAAGGTCTGCTTATGACCATGGCTAAGATGCGCGAGGTTGGCGTCAACGTAGCATGGTGCCAGATTATGAATGAGAGCCTTATCACACGGGCACGTAACGACTTAGCACGGGTGTTCCTTGAGAGTGACCATGACTACCTCATGTTCATCGACGCTGACATCGGCTTCGACGGGGAGGCCATCGCGCACCTGCTTCTGGCCGACAAGGACATCGCATGCGGTATCTACCCTAAGAAGGAAGTGAACTGGGATAGCGTCAACCGCGCTGCCGTTGCAGGCAAGACGGACCTTGCGGACCATGCCGGAGCCTTTGTGTTTAACATGGTAGGCACTGGTGACGTGCACACAGACGAGACAGGTTGCATCGAAGTCCGCCATGGCGGTACAGGCTTCATGCTAATCAAGCGGAGGGTATTCGAGCAGTTGCTACCGCACGTGCCAACCTACCGTACATCGTCGTTTAAAAACGACAAAGGCGAATACGAGAAGCCTTTGACCCACGAATTTTTCGCTACCAGCATAGACGCCACAGGCGCGTTGCTAAGCGAAGATTACCATTTTTGCGAACTGTGGCGTAATCACGGTGGCAAAATACACGCCCACCCGTTCATCAAGTTACATCATGTAGGCACGTATGTGTTTGGTGGTGACATCCTGAAGAGCGGCGGCAATCTTAAATGAAGGAGCATATGAAAATGACTAAGACAGATAAAGCAACAGCAATCATCAAACTGCTGAAGAAGGGTATGACCCCCAAGGAAGTCAAGGACCGTATCGGGGTGAGCTACAACTACGCATGGAAGTTGCAGAGGGACCTGAAGGCAGCGGTAGAAGATACGCTTGGCATGCCATGCACCAACGAGTGTGAGCCGAAACATGAACCCGAAGTCGAGGTGAAAGCCGCTGGCGTAGACGCAATCCTCAACGAACGTGCGGGTAACTATGGGTCGTTTGCTACTCAGGCAAGGATTGCCCAGCGGCTGAAGCATGTGGCTCACACTGCGGCTGGCGAACAAGGTAAGACTTTTGCTACCGACCAAGCCGAAGCACTCGACATGATATTCAGCAAGATTGGGCGTATCCTTAACGGTAACCCTGACCACGTAGATAGCTGGGTGGATATCGCAGGATATGCGCAGCTTGTTGCTGACCGTTTGCAAGGTACAGTCCGGTGAGTGAACGTCGTTACCGTGATATGATTACGGCCATTGAGCGGGACACGGCAGGCACGGGGGTGGAGTTTGACTTCACCCCTACGTCTAAGCACATAAAGGTGCGACTGCGTAAAGGCGGCACAGAGCGGCTTGTCGTTATGTCTACATCTGCTAGTGACCATAGAGCCGTTATGAATAGAGCAAGGGACGTGCGACGTGCCGTGCGTGAGCTAACAGGAGTATAACAGTGGTAGCGTGGTCCTATAGTAGCATCAAGACCTTCGACCAGTGTCCGAAGAAGTACTTTCACCTAAAGGTGATTAAGGACGTAAAGGACGACCCCGGCGAAGCAGCTATCTATGGGACC